TGGTCCAGCATCATCTGATATTCCTTGAGCTTCATCAGCCAGGTCTCTTCGGTGATGACCTCGAGCTGTCCGGCTGCGGCGCCCCGCTCCACGTCCGGGAAATCGAAATCATAGAACCCGCAAGCTTCGCAGGCTTCCTTCGTTTCGGCTTTCGGGGGATCCTCTTTCTTCACACACTCGTTGACGTATCTGAGCCCGTCGAGAAGGCTAGAGGCGTAGGCTGGATCAAGCTCGACATCCATGAGGTGTCGCTGGCCGCTTTCCTTGTCCTTGAAGAAAAGGACCGACGGCATCTTCCGGGTCATCAGCATATAGGCTTGGAGCTGCGCCGGATAGTGTCTGATCCAGATAAACGGGGACCGGAGAAGATCGTCCTTTGACTGAGCCCTTTGGACCTTCGAGAACATGGCCGAGGAGCAGGTCTTGTAGTCGATGGGATACTGCTTGCCCCCCACTTCAACTAGGTCGTCGAGTTCGCCCGTGAGCTCCAATGCCGGCCAGGTCAGCCGGCCAGGATGGACGAGCTTGATTCCGGCGCCCTCGAGGTCCGCCCTGATTAAAGACTCGTGCTTCTTCCCTTCCTGAAACCTTGCCTTGGTTTTCTCATCGAAGTCCTTGGCTTTGTCTGGGCACATCCTCATGAGGCAAAGACGCCGTGGACAATCCTGGACCCACCCGAGCTGAGAAGCCCCGGTGAAACCGCTTACAACTTTGTCCCTGGCCTCCGAATCGTCTTTGGCCTGTTGCGTCGAAGCTTCCACAAGTAAACCGGATATCTTTTCGCTTATCACAGCACGCCCTCCTTCCCCGCCTCTTCCTCTTCCTTCGCCGCGGCAGCCTTTTCCGCGTCCAGAGTGTTCTTCAAGGCGTTGAGGATGATCGTCGCTTCTTTCTGCGTGAGGTCCTCGGGGATCTTTTCCACGGCGCGACCGAATACCTTGAGAACCCTTGCCCGGATCTTTTCAATCATCTCGCCTGGAACCTGGTTGTATTTCTCCACCAGCGTCACGAGCGTCAGCCCGATTTCGCCTTTCGTTTTGTCGAGCTCTGTCGGCTCCGGCTTGGGCGCGGGCTTCGGTTCTTCTTTCGGCTTCTCTTTGGCCTTTTTCACGGGTTCAGCGGGCTTTTCCTTGACGACTTCAGCCTCTTTGATCTCCCCCTCTGCCGGCAGGATGATATCCTGCATCTCCTCGATGGCGTAAAGCCCCAGGACCGCGTCCGGAGCGATCTGCCGGACCCCGCGGCTTGCCGTCCTTGCGAAGTACATGTCTTTGGCGTAGTTCTTCCAGTTGTCTTTCCCCAGGAGCCCCGCCGCCTTCGCGTCCGTCTCGTCGAAGCTGACCTTCACCGATTCGAACCCCGGCCTTGAGAAGACCATGATGCAGCCCTTCGCCGTAAGCGTCTCGATCTTCCAGGTCACGGCGGCCCGATCGTGTGCCACCGCCAGGAGCGCCTTCGCTTCCATTGTCAGCCGGCCGTTCACGATCGCCATTGTGTTGAGTGCGGCCACCGGGGGAATCCCGAGTTCCCGTCCGTACTCGATGATGGCGAAGACGCCGGCCACGCCTTTGTCTTTCAGGTTCGGCCACATTCCCGACTTAAGAAGCATTTCTGAAAGCTGGGTCATGTTGTTGCTGTCCGGGACAAGAGAATCGATCTCTTTCCTCGGCACAATTGCTGTCGTTTTTTCGTCTTTCATTTCTTTACTCCTTTGTTTGTTTTATTTCTTTCTATGGCTAAGGCTACAGCCTCGGCCATTCTTTCTCTTATTGCTGCGCGGGCTCGATCCGGATTGACGTTTATCATTTTCATTATAGAACTGAAGCCGAAGACGCTGTTTTCGTCATTCATCCCCTCGTTGAACACATAACGCTCGGCGCCTGCTTGATATTGTCGTAACTCGCCGCACCGCTTCTCCCAGGCTTTTTCTCGCTTGCTTCCTTTAGGACAGTTCGGCCTCTTTGGAAATTTTAAAACAAGGTCGTCAACGGCTTGCTCCGCAACTGCGGCCAAGAGAGCCATGTATCCATTTCCAGATACGCCTCGATGTTTTACTTCAGGACTCTTTTCCATGTCCTTAAAATAACTCATCTCCGTCTCCTCCATTCGAACGGCAGCGGATGGCCCTCGATAAAGAAATAATATGGCTGTCTCCAATATCTCGGACGGTAAATCAGGAATTCCTCAATAAGCATTCTGTTAAACCTCTCGGTCTCCATCTCCCGAAGAAGCCGATTTCTCTCAAGCCGCATTTCCTCTTGTAGTGTTAGCCTTTGCAGATCCAATTCCTGCTGTATGATGCGGCGGGCATCGGATTTCATCTGACTTAGGTATTCATCAATCATTCTCTGTATTTTCTTTGCTTCCTCCCGGTCCCGGGCTCCCCGTGCAAGAGACTGTTCCATGCTTTCTTGTCCAAACATAAGGACGGGCAGGACCATCAACACTGCTCCGAGGATGAGTTTTTTCATTGTTTCTTCTTGTTCTCAAATCGTCTTTGATATTCTTCTTCGAGCATCTTCCAGACTGCATCGCTTCCCCCGGCCAGGAATGCAGGAATGAATTCATCAGCCCGGAGTCCCGACCCGTCGTAGTAACAGGGTTTGCCGTCGAGGTATTGACAACCGTCTTTCATTTTGGTCTGGCCTTTGTATTGAGGGACAAGGCTGTGATAGCCGATGTCTGCGCCCATCGGTTCGGGTTGGTTGAATCTTAGGCGATGGCTAATATCTCCTTTGGCATATAGTTCTTTTTGAACGTGCGGAAGGAACCAGTTGGTATAGATGACGAATTGAGTTGCGCCCTTTTTACCTTTGAGGACGAAGCGAATTTCGACACCATGGATTCCGTAGTTCTTCTTTGGGTCAGGGTCACGCCTGTCAAATGCCGGTGCAAAAGTGACTTCTCTTGTTAGTTTCATGGTTTCCATTTCTCTATCGCCTCTCTCCACGGTTTATACGTTTTCGATTTCCTATTCCCGATCCTGCGCTTTTCGGTGCTTATCCCGCGGCCTATCAAGCCGAGCAGGAACCAGAACGAGATCCAGGCGATTGCTTCCCACAAATTATTCTTCCTTCGTGAGCTCGTCAATAATTTCCTTGAGCATCGTCGTCGGATTTCTGTCGCTGGGTCCGTTCTCGGCCAGCCGGCAGATTTCGTCTTTCGCTTTTTGGTCTTTCCTTCTCCCGTAAACCGCAACCTGGCCCGTCATTAAAAGCTCAGCGGAGAATACCAGCCCTTCGGCCTTTTTCACATAATCGACGCCGACTGCAGCAAAAACGAGCTTCTTTCTTCCGTCGGGAATTAGGTATTGCGTCACTTCCACTTCATCTTCGCGCTTTTCGATCATTTCTCTATCCCTTGTCTTCGGCCTTTGCTATGGCGGCATCAAGTGCTCGTTCAAGTCTGGGGTGTCTCATCCCTTCGGGCAGCGCCTTCTCTGCGGCCAGGGCCCATTTACAAGCCTCAAGCAAGTCCGGTAAAGATGAGATCGCGCGGGCGTTGGCCTCGGCCTGGATGGAGTTGTCCGTAATAATGGCGACAGTGTAATTATGCTCCAGATAGTCGTGCCGCGTTGATGCGTTCCCGATCGTGATTCTAAATCCGTCTTTTTTGTAGTGCCATGGTCCCGGCGTGTGTTTGATCTTTTCCATTTTCTCTTTTTCCCTTACCATTCCTTCAACACACTTTTCCCATTCTTTTCTTTCCATGTTTACCGCTCTTCCCATGAACTCAGATGATAAACATCGCCGGCCTGGTCCCGCCGCAGCCGATCATCTTCCTCGGGATTCGCGCCGTCCGTGTCGTAATCGTGGACTTCGATCGTTGTTCCCTTCGGGATGCCGAGAACGTTCTGGACGATGCCGCCCTCAACGATAATGATGATTTTCATCGTCCCTCCTTTTTGGTTTTCAATTCGATGAGGCGGGTATTGCAATATCCGCGCCGGACAACTTTCAATTCCCCGTAATATCTGTCCGGGATGACTTCGATGGATACGACCCGCCGTCCAAGCCGGTCATTAAGACCGGGGAGAATATTAACGATTCCTATTGTCGTTTCAATATGTAAGATTTCGTTTTTGTGCCAAGAAATAGTTTTCATCTAAGCGATCCTTTCAACAATCCAGCTCTCGCCGTTCGTATAGCACTTTCCAAGCCCCGCTGCATCGGCGGCATAGTGAAATACCTTTGCTCTTGTTCTGGTGTCTGTCCACGTTGCCGACCGTCGTGCCGAATGAAGATAAAGAACCTTGCCGAAATAGTCCTTTTTGATTATGTATTTTTCCTTCGGCGTCTTCATTGACAAGACCCTTTTCAAGAACTCATCGAAGGCCGGCGTCTTTCGGTTGATTTGTGCTTTTTCATATCCCGGCCCGTTCTGTCTCCAGTCGAAATCGGCATATTCCGGAAGATGTCGCAGGATCGCCAGCGGCCGTAGGTATTTTCCAGCGGACCCCTGGAAGTTTCCGCTTTCGTAATCTTTCAAGATTTCAATATCAAGTCTTTCCTCGCCTTCATCTTGAAGGATTTTTGTCAGCGAAGGGCACTCGAATTCTTCATAATCGCGGGGATAGACGTTGTTCGGAGCGCCCTTGATGAACACCTTGCCGTCCCTTATTTTGATTGATTTGATTATTTCGTAGCTCATAGGTCTAACCTTAATTGGGCCGGCGCCGAACCTTCTAGGCCCCTGGCCGTCGCTGTCAATTGATCCGGCGCCGGTGTGTCTCCTTGTGTTTCCGACTTTAGTCCTTCGTGTTGGATCACCTCCTTTGAATAAAAGCACTGTTCGCAGGTGTCCCCCATCATTCGGCTCTCGTAGACGACGCGATCACAGCCTTCACAGAACGTGAGGTGGTCATGATGAACGGCATCCCAGAACCCAAAAGACGAAGTATTAATCTCAACTTTCGGCACGCCGTTCTTGGCAACGTGTTCCCGAACCCGCTGCTTTTCGATCCTGAGCTTTCGTCTTTCTTCCCGTTCCTGGCGCTTGCGATCTCGGCGCTCCTTTCGGATGCCTTTGTCGATGTCGGCCGCGATGCGTTCGGGCGATCTTGGGCGGGGCATTATAACCACCTTTGTTTTAGGGCATATCCCCCAGACTTGTGCAAATGGGGTGTTCGGTCCCCGTCTCCGTTGGAATGGTCATTTGATGGGCAACGCTCCCCCAGGCACATAAACCCGTCTCTAAATAGAATAGACGATAGCTCATAAACGAGATGGAATCCCATGTCCATACCGCAACCGCCCATCACTACGCCGCCGTTGTCGTCAAGCCTTTCCTCAAGAAGAACCGCGACATTATAGCCTATCCAATTCGGTTCGTTCTCCTGAATGATAATAGGCTTAATGTGTCGCGTCATGCCGGACCTGGAAACGCTCAACAGCTCCGTATAGATCACGTTCCCGGGCTTGAGGAAGGACAGGCGCTCCCTTGCCGTCTCTTTTTCCTCTTTTGAATATTTCACCTTATTACTCCTCGGCCTGCTTGTCCTTTCGGCTCAAGACTTATGGCCTCCTTCGATTCTTTTTGCCACCATCCAGGCCTGCCGTTGCCAGAGCGCCCTTTCGGCTTTCGATAACCGCTTATCGACAGCATTCAGCATCATCTTAGTAAGGCGGGCGTCCGGCTGCCGGCGGATCACTATCCGCGGCTCGTGTTCGGTCTGTTCGGTGTGATTCACTTGACCGTGACCTCGATGCCGGGATTATTCAACCCGATGGTCTTCAATACCTGCCAATCCTCTGCGCCTGCTCTGAACGCGGTTGGGATAACGTCCGATCCGAAAAGGCGCTTGACTTCGTGGGCATGCGGACCCTTGAACCAGGCCATCCAGCTTCCAAGTGATTTGAAAAGGATTATTTGATTCATCTTTCGGTCTCACTTACTATCACGGAATCCCACCCACTTGTCAACCTGCCCTTCAAAGTATCTCCACCCTGGACGTGCTTATGTAATGTATTGAACGTAATTGATATCATTCATACCTGATGATATTATCTCTACCTGATGATATCATTCATTCATTAATTCTCTCTTAATAGTATTACTTACTATAATGTATTTACTTTCTAAATAGTACTTACTATTCTGAATAGTACTAATCAATATAGATAGTATATATAATATAATATAAGAGAAGAGGGGGTATACCCCTAAGGGAATAGGTAGGGCCAGAGCAAGTATGTAATTATGTCATTTTCCTATAACTTTCCCAGAAATTTTAGGGAATTAAGGCCACTTAGGTTGACATGGGGCCTTATAAGCGTGATAGTATATGAGCGCTGGGATGACCGGGGAAGAGGACTACTACAAAACCGATGCCGACGGTCGCTACGTCGCTGTGAGTGAAATTCTCACCCCCGGGAGTCCCGGCTTTAGAATCTACGATGAGTCAGGAAAAGATAGATCGGGATGGGGGATCTCTTTTAAAAGCCATTGATAAACTACATGAAGAGGACCGCGTTTTTTACTGGAGGCTGGTCTATCAGGATAAGAAGTTTGCGGCAGAGCTTCGGGGGCAAATCAATTACTTGCTTTCCCAGGTTGACGCCGATGGCAAAAGCCGTGATAGTAGGTAAGGACCTGCTGAGCTCGGTAGGTTCTACGGTCGTCCGGGAGCGGCTTTTAGGTTATCGTGAAATCCCCGTCTAGACGATGGCTAATAACAAAGCCACTCCCGGTGCGGGGTTTAAATATGAAACGATTACTTGACCTCTTTTGCGGTGCTGGCGGGGCAGCGATGGGATATCATAGGGCCGGATTCGAGGTTGTCGGCGTGGACAACCGCCCGCAGAAACGTTTTCCATTCGAATTTCATCAAGCGGATGCTCTGGAATACCTGAAGGAACATGGGCGCGAATTTGATTTCATTCATGCAAGTCCGCCGTGCCAGAGGTTTTCGGTTATGCGTCGGGGCCGATGGCAAGACCGTGAACATCCTGACTTATTGACTCCCACGCGTGAACTTCTGGGCAAGATAGGCCGGCCTTATGTCATTGAGAACGTCGTCGGGGCTCCGCTTATTAATCCCGTCATGCTGTGCGGAACATTATTCGGCCTTAAAACTAAGGCGGGGAGCCAGTTGCGCCGTCATCGGCTGTTTGAAATCCATCCGCCCCTTTTGGTTTTGACCCCTCAATGCCTTCATGCGACCGAGGCGTCGGTTATTGGTGTTTATGGGGGCGGGCAACATCCGCAGCGCCGGCGGTTTCCGCTCACCATCGGGGTTTTCGGGCATTCGGGCGGAACGAGCAGGCGGGACTATCCCGACATGGATTGTTTTACGACGAACGACCGGCGGGACGCAATGGGGATCGACTGGATGACCGGCAAGGAACTAAGCGAAGCTATCCCGCCAGCCTATACAGAATATATCGGAAAGCAGGTGCTGATGGTTGACAATCCCCCCAAAATCCGTGATGGTAGGTAGAGGCTGACGATGACAAGAGAAGATGTCCTGAAACGGGTTGATGCGAAGATCGCTAATGCGGAGAGCTTTTTGAAGATACGAAGAAAGTCGCCGGTTATTTCAAAGAGCATGAGGCAGCAACAACTCGCTGCATGGCGAGGAGAATTGGCTTTTTATACATCCATCCGTTCGCTTATCGAGGAAAAGAAATGACGACAACGATAATCAATGAACAGGCGTTCGATCAACTCTTGAGAGAATTCATTATGCCTGGGATTAAAAAGACGATCGAAGACATCACCAATGAGGAAATCGTCAAGGCAGAAGAAAGCGTCAGAAGGCGATTAAAGGAAGCTGTCGCCGGGATCGCCGTTAGGTTGGCTCGGCAGTTCGATGTTCAGAAATTCGGCCAGGAACTTCGGATCACTTTCGTCGAAGAAGACTTAAGAAAATAAATAGGAGGTCGACATGAATTTAAGACGTAAGACGGAACGGTTTCTCAGGCGGTTGTTTCACAGGAAGAAGAAGAGAACCCGGCTCACTAAAGCTGAACTGAAGCTCATGGAATCCCACCTTCAGATGCACCACGACATGATTGCCAAGGAAAGGGTCGAGACCATGACCATCGACGGCAAGGACTACGAGGCCGCAGTCGAGAAGTTTACGGAATTCATGATGGTGAAGAGCACGATAGAAATCAAAGGATTGGCAGGGCTCGACGAGGCCCCGCTTACGGAAACTCCCGTCTACGATGATATCCCCGTCGTCCGTGTCTCCAAGATCCCCGAACTGCTTCTGCTTCTCGGCGTCAGGATTAAGGGATAACCCATGTTGATCGAAGTCACGCTTTGCAGAGGCAAGATTCAGCAGGCGCTTCTTCATAAAGAGGCGATTGTTTTCGGCATGACGAGGGGTCCGCTTAAGGATAAACTCAAGCCGGATAAAGAGCAGGTCGATCTGTGCAAAGAGATTTCCAAACTCTGCTGGCGCCTGCTTGAGGGGCCGGCCGATATTTTCTGGGATGACGATGTCGGCGAAGTCATGGCCTGGTATGAGAAAGAACCGGGGCCGAAGCCGAAAGAGCCGGCGAATTTTTGGCCTCTCTGGACGATCGAGGATGCGATTACGTGGATAGGAAAGCAGGGATGCGTGGGGGTTTCCATTTATCAGTTCATGGAGACGGGGGACGCCGAGGTTTATTTCAAGCTGGAGGACGGGAACCTTGCATTTGAAAAAGGCAAGAATCTTATCGACGTCCTTCTGATTTTCATCCTGAAGAAGCTGAAGAGCGGAGCGGAATGCAGAAAGGCATGAAAAAGATCAAGGATTTTTCGGGAACCGTTACTATATCGGCGGAGCAGATAGAAAAAAGAAGTGAACAGGGAATCCTTGATCTTGCTGACGAAGAGCTCGATATATTTTTTGAGAATTTTAGAAAGAGACTTTTGAAGTATTGGCTTTTAACGAGACCTCTGGTTGAAAATACCCTATCTAAAAAAAGATTCTGGGAAAGAAGATGAGAGAAATCATAAAGCAGGTAACAGTCTCGGAGCTGTATGATATTCTCCTCAAGAAGAGCAAGAAACCAGTCAGCCGGGAGGATTTCCTGTTCCAGTTGATGAACTCTTTTCTCCTGTCCCCGGCACTCGAGCTCAGGTTTCATGACAGAGAAAAGGCCAGTATTGATTTGATATATGTCCTCAAGCATCAGGAGATCGCCAAGGCCCTGGAAGAGAAAAAGAATGCGCAAAAAAAGACTTTGGCCTAAACATCTTGATCCGAAACCGTTACCGGAAAACGTAAAAGATTTTCCTAAATGGTTTATGCAGGAAGATATGAGGTCTTTTCTACGCGACCATTATTCGTTTTATGATCGCATGAAAAGATTAAATAAACAAATAGAACGACAAGACAGAAGAAATCTAAGCAAACAAAAGCCGCCGGCCCCCCGATCCTGACCATCGTCAACCTCCTTATTTTCCTTCGGCGCGGGTCGGTGGCTTTATAATTTCACTTGACATAACCCGGACTTGCTGTAATCTTTAATACTGTTATGCACGTTTTTCTATTAAGGGGAGACGAAGATGCCCGTTAAGGTAAAAGTGAGGGGCGGAAAATTTTGCGTCATTGAGGTTCAGGGCGGCAAAACGAAGAAGTGCTATCCTGATAAAGAAAGTGCTCAGGATTATGCCACCGTCCTGAATATGCGCCATGCCGGAATTCCTCCTAAAAAGGGAAAATCAAAAAAGTAAAAGGAGCAAACTATGCCAAAAATCGGAGAAATCAAGGAATGGCGCAGCGTTTCGTTCCCTGAACTTTTAATCAAACTAGGTAAGGCGCCGAGTTTTTCTCTCGACCATCTCGTAGAAATGATTGCGGCGGCTGAGAGCAAGGGCGAAGACTTCAGGATTGTTAATGATGCGGAACAGTTCTTCGTTCCTTTAAACCTTATTACGGAATACCTCCAGGATCGCCTCAAGCCAAAGATCAGCCTGCCTCAAAAGGCAAAGGAAGATAGGATCGAGCCCAAGACGGTCCCGGTCCCATTTCTGAAAACCACAAAGATTCCGGTAAAGAAAAAAATGTCTCCGGTAGAGATTGTCAAGAAATTGAAGCACGCTCTTCCGAAAGCGAAGCCAGCCAGGAAAATGTCGGAGATGGTCAAGAAAGGGCTTCCTAAAAGTCAGAAAAATAAAAAGTAAAAGGAGTTATCATGCCTCGAAAAACAGAAACGCATGAATGGAAGCAAGTCAGTTTCCCCGAGCTGGTGACAGCAATCGGAAGCGGAACTTCCTTCAGCGTTGACCAGTTGGTGTCGATGCTTTCGAACGCCGAACAAAAAGGCGAGGACTTCAGGATCGTCCATCAGGACGGCCACTTCATCGTTCCACTCGGGCTCATCCAGGAATACTTCAAGGACCATGCCCGTCCCGCGCCCAAGTTGTCCCAGAAGGAAGAACTTGAATACCTTCGGAAGCGCGTAGCCGATCTCGAATCAGTGCGCGCCTCAGTAGAAGAACTCAAGCCCCATCCCCAGGCCCCACCCCGACCAGAGCGTTTTCAGATGACTCCCACGGCCCCGCCTCCGCGAGACGAAGGCATTCCTACCCGCGAAAAGATGTCCGCCGAAGAGCTCCGAGAAGACCTGAAGAAGGAACTTGGGGCTGCCGCGCCGCTTACGAGGGAATCGGGAACGGTGAAAAAGCGGGGAAGACCCGCAGCAGAGGATAAGTTTTGACGGAAGACCTTGTTTCAACGCTGCCGCCTAGGACGACGGAACTCCAGAGGAAGTTTTTCGAGATCTGGGCGACGAAGTATAATTTTTCGCTCGAAGGCGGCGCCCTTGCAAAAGCTTACATAGAAGCCGGATATGCTCCGCTCTATGCCCAAGAAAATGCCCATAAAACCCTCTATTCAACAAACCTGAACAAGATCGTCCGCTTTATCATGATGAAGAAGAACATCACCCTGGCCCGCCTTGTCGATAAACACGCCCAACTCCTTGAGGCTAAGCATCCCTTTGCCCCCGAGATGCCTGACAATGTCGTCCAGCTCAAGGCCTGGCAGGAAGGCATGAAGATTATGGGCGGATATCCCGTACCTGTTCAAAAAGTCGATGTCCATCATTCCGAAGAGTATCATATTTCCATAGAAGACCAACGGAAGGCGGAAAAAACTCTTCAGGAGTGCATCGACGTGGAGCCCATTGAAGATGGAAACGACAGTAGAGACGAACTTCTCGACGCTGAAGCTCCCCTCCTCTGACGGCCTTGAACTAAACTCGCGGGAGAGGTGGAGAAACGCCTGTAAACGTCTCTTCTTTTTCATGACTGAGGTTCTATCGACCGCCTGGCAGGATAAATTCCGGAATTTCGGCGTCCTTCAGAAACATCTCTGCCGGTTTCTTGAAAATAAGAGATGCAAAAAGAAATTCATTTCGATTTTCCGGGGAAGTTTCAAGACGACCGTCCTGCTCGGCTATTGTCTTTTCCTTTTCTGTTGGGCCGTGGCTAACGGAGAGGCCCTGGCCATCTGTTACAACACGTCTTCCAAAGACAACGCGGCGATTTTCTCTGATTTTTTCCGGCAGACCCTCATGAACTGCAAACGGCTTCATTGGATTTTCCCGGAGATCCCGACGGATCCTTCCAAGTATCTTCGCTGGACGCAGAAAATGATTGAATATAAGGCGGTGAAGTTCCACGTCGCGTCCCTCGATACCCGCCAGGTCATGCGCCATTATCAGGTCATCATAAACGACGACCTTGTGAACGATGATAATGCTTTTTCGGAGACGGAGAGGAAGTCGATTATCCGCAAATGGAAACTCCAGAAGTCAATTCTTACGAAATACAAAAAATTCAATATCGGGACGGAGATAGATGTCGGCACGCCTTATCATCACAAGGATCTTGTTTCCCACATCATGAAGAATGTCTCGACATACGAGAAATTTATCGTCCCCTATGCGATTGAGGATGACCGGGGGATCTTGGACATAAAAAACGAAATCGGCTTCCTGACGATGCCGGAAATGTACTGCTGGGAGGACTTCCAGGAAAAAAGAATAGAGATGGGGCCGTCCCTTTTTGCGACCCAGTATGAGATCAAGGTCATCGACGATGCCGATATGCTCTGCAAATCCGACTGGATCAAGTATTGGAACGACCTTCCTAAATGCTATCAACGCATCATGATTGTTGATCCGGGAGGCTTGGACAAGGACGACGACCAATCGAACGGGATCTACATCGGAGACGTGGATCCGGCAGGATACATCTACAGCCTATTCGCCGAAGAACTCGGGGCGACACCGGTTTCTCTTTTGAAACTCATGGAGAAACTCAAACAGGAATATGACCCCGACGAGATTTACATGGAAAGGGAGAAGGCGGAAATCGTCTTGGCCGGTGTGATTGATCTTCTCAATGCGAACCTTCCATGGACGCCCGTTTCTCCTTATGGCCGGGACAAGATCTCAAGAATAAAGCGGATCAAACAGTATGTTGAGACGGGGCGGTTCCTTTTGGGCAAGGGGATGACGACGCTCGAAGATAGACTTTTGAATTTTCCCGACTGTCCGAAGCATCTTTTGGACTGTGTCGCTCATTTTATCACCGTGATGAACCCGCCGAAAAAGGGAATCGACCGGACGCCCGAAGAGAAAAGGACCAGCGATTTTGAGGAAGAGATGACGAAGGCTTCCCGGTATTTTAGAGGCAGAGACGAGGAGGTTGGCCGTGAAAACGACAGGATTTATTAAGAGAATTCTGGGAACCAAAAAGGTGGAAAAAAACAAGGATAAAGCGGCCATGGGAGCCGAGTTGACACTCAGAATCATAGAGGTTCATGTCGTGGAAATGATGGAAATTGTCACCGGCATGGCCGCAAATCTCGAAAAGATAGCAAGGGGGACGGATTCCCTTTCAAAGTATTTCGAGATGGAGATCAAGGCCCTGCAAAAAATGGAAGAGGTCGAATCCAAGCCTCCAACCGAAGCCGATTACAGGTATTGATAGAGAAATAAAATGCCAGAAGAAAAAGAAGAAACGCAACCGCAGAAAAAGAACGGTGAAGACGAAAAATCCTGGTTTGTCGTCGATGGCGTCGAAAAATCAGAAGAGGAGTTCTGCGGCTGGATAACAGATCAGGTCGTAAACCATCCCGTCGTCAAGAAATATCACGGAAAATGGAGGGAGCTCATCGCTTGGACGGAAGAGGGAGAGCAGTTCTCCGAGTGGAGCGACAGCAAAAGGGCCATGATCCCCGTCGAGCTCGTCCGGAGGAAAAAGAAGGTCGTTATAAACCTCATGAAGCCCCTGGTCGAGGCCATAGAAAGCAAGATCAATCTTTTCTACAAGGTGATGGGCGCGCCGAATTCTTCAGAGATGAAAGACATTCGCGGGGCTGAGGTAGCCGGCCGTCTTCTCGATTACAATGACTACACGAATGGGATCGAGGATGTCTTCGAGGAAGTCAAGTACGACATGACCCGGCCCGGCCTGGGCTGCATGAAATGGTTTTGGGATCCCATGGCCGAAGGGAAGGAGAGGATAAAGAAAGGCGGGGAGCCGAGAACCGTTCCCGGAGAAGTAGCCGTCGAGGTTGTCCCCATTTTCAACATCCGTCCGCTTCCTTATACGGCCAAGAATCCGAAGCAGATGAAGGGGATCATCGAGATCGCCGAGATAACGAAGGAAGAGGTCAAAGACCTTTTCCTGAAATACGGGAGAATAACTTCCGAGCAGATAGAGGAAGTCGTCGAATCGGAGAAAAAAGACAAGGACCCGGCGCCGACTGAAAGTGACGAGACTGCCCTTACGATAAAAACCTTCCTTGAAAAGAAATCGGAGGATTATCCCAAGGGCCGGAAGGTCATCGTTTTTGGAAAGCACGCGGTTTACTGCGGCCCGAACAAGAACCCCAAGACGGAACTCGGGTATTTCTTCTTCTTCTACAAGAAAAGTCCGTATTCTTTCTGGGGTACGTCTCCGCTCAGCTACATTCAACCGATCCAGCGGGAATTTAACCGCACTGTCTCCATCATCTCCGAACACCTGGAGGCATGGAGGCCGAAAATGTCCGTCGGCCAGGGGGCCTTGAAGAGGGCGGGATCGCTGACGATTGATTCCTTTGAGATCGTCGAGGTCGATTACAGCCGCGGGGAACCCCGGCCCATCAATATGCCGGAACTTTCAGCTCAGGTCATGGCTTGGAGGGATTTCCTCATAAGTTCCATCGATCGTGTCTCGAACGTCCACGAGGTGAGTTACGCCAGGCTTCCCCAATATGCCAGCCGTGCGCCGGCGTCGCTTTATTCGATGATGCTGGAGCAGGAGAACATCAAACTCGATCCGATGGTCAGACGCACGAACAGGACGATCATCGAAATGTGCAAGTTCAGGCTTCTCCTCATGGACCAGCACTACGACAACCCGCGGTTGACGAAGATCATGGGCGAAGGGAGAAAGGCGTCGATCGACTATTTCAACAAGGCCGACCTGAACTCGAATTTTGATGTCCGGCTTGAAATCGGCGTCTCTCTCAATCAGTCAACGACCATCCAGCAGCGCCTTCTTATCGAACTCTGGGAGAAGGGGATTATCGAGCAGACAGACAAGAACAGAAACAAAATAAATCAACTCCTGAACTTGGGGACCGCGGAACAGGCGCTCAGGACCGACATGGCCGATACCGAAAAAGCCATGCGCGAGAACCAGGCGTTCATGGACAACACCTATGAGAAGACGAGACAAGAGGGCGGAGTTAATCTTCTTTTAGATGACGATCACGAGATCCACCTCGAGATCCACGTCGTGCTCTTGAAGTCCGAAGAAGCGGCCAAATGGGAAGATGCGAGATTCAAGGCGGTTGAAGACCACATCAACAAACATCGGGAGAAATACCTTGCAGCGATTGCGGCGATGCAACCTACTGCGGAAATTCCCGGACAAGTTCCGCCACCCGGCCCCTTGACAATTGAGGGAAACGAACCCATGATTGAAGGCATGGGTGGACCTGGAATGTAAATTCGTAAGGAGACGAAATGCCAGAAGAAGAGAAAGACCAAACGGCAGCGACCGAAGCTCCGAAGTCTGAAGAAGGTTATAAACTCCCGGAAAGAGGATTTTTCCAGGGAGAAGACATGATGAAATTCGCGGAGCAAATGGAGGAGGTCTCAAAAGCCGCCCCAACTCCGGCGAAGAAAGAAACGCGTCCCTGTCCCGAAGGCGTGCCTTGCCCCGACGAAGAGAAGGAGGCCAAACCCGCAGAAAAAGGGAAGCCTTTCAAAATTCTCAAGGTCAAGGGCAAGGAAGTTCCGGTTTATTCTGAGGAAGAGTATAACGAACTCGCTCAGAAGGGAGCCCACTATACAAGGGAACGTCAGAAAGATTCCGAATGGGAAAGGGATCTTCAATCGCGGGAGGAACGCATCGAGCGTCTTTCCCCGCACATAGAGAGAATCGTCGAATTTCTTGACGGAGGCGGAGAACTCCCGGGCGCGAGAGCGCCAAGAAGGGAAGAACCTCAGCTCGAGGAAGAAATACTCGACCCCGTAGCCGCAGACAGAATGAAGCGCCTTGAGGAACGGCTGGGATCTCTCGAAAGCGAAAATAAAAACCTCAAAGGTCGGGCGCAGGTGGATTCCTTCGAAAGAGCCCAGAGGGAACTCACCGAAACATTCAACTCAGTCTCAAAGGAAGTCCCCTTCGAGCAGGTCTTGGATGAAGACAATCGCAACATTAGCCAGGAAGTTTTCGCGGGTCTTATCGCCTTAAAAGCGAATAAAGACGCCCTTCGGATGAAGTCCGAACGGGGATTCAAAATGAAGACGATGGCCGAATACATGACCGACACGGCAAAGGACTTGGCCTATCTCGAAAAGCATTTTCGAGGAAATGGGCCGGGCGAAGTATCGGCGGAAATCGTCAAAACGAAATTCCCCAAAGTCGCGGAAGCTCTCGGCCAGGAAGCGATAGACGCTTATCTACAGAAGATCGAAGAATCCGGAGAACCCGTAGTCCGGTCGACCAAGACGGAACCCTCCGTCCGTCCTCCGAAAAGGGAAATCAAGAGTATTGCAGACGGCCTTGAGCAAGGTCTAAACGACCCCGAAATTATGGAAGGGCTCGGAGAATTAGGACGAAAGTTCAGAATCTCCAACACTTAAGACAGGAGGACTACTCAAATGTCAGTTTTTTCAATGGGAACCTCCGCTACAGACAAACTCTTTTTAGAGTTCGTCATGCCGGGTTTCCACGTTCAGATAAAAGAGCACAGCAAGCTCTATGATCGGTTCAAAACCGATACCTCTCACGTCGTAGGCAAATACGCCGTGTTCAAATGTTTGACGGCTTCACCGAAAAGCGCCAGACCGTCTTCAAGCTCGACTCTCCCCACGGCAAAGCAGGGGACCTATGACGAGTTCATCATCTACATGAAGCGCGGCATGTACGCCCAGCTTCAGTTCGACGGCTTGGCTATCGCTTGCTCGAAGGGCAAGGGGGCCGTCATGGACGTGCTCAAGGCCGAGATGGAAGGCATGAGCATTCAGATCGCCCGGAAACTCAATCGGCAGTATTGGGGCGACGGGTCGGGCCGGCTTGCGGTGATGTATGCGGCCGTCTCTAATTCGACGGCAGGCTATGTCGATTCCGCACAGTTCGGCTTGGATTCCGCGGGATACACGGATCCGGCAAACTACCTGGACGAAGGCGGAGAATACGACATTTACACTTCAGCCGGAGTTCTTGAGGCAGAGGGCGTCACGATCAGTGCGATCGGAACCCAGACGGCAGGGTACAGGGCTGTCACCTTCGACAGTGCTATCACTGTCAGCGCCGATTCGCTCATCTTCGACCACGACACCTATGCGGCTTCGCAGGCCGCGGGCACGGGCGTTCCCATGGGTCTTCATGGAATCGTCGAGGCTTCCGATCCTTATACCGGAATCACCGAGACATCATTCCAGAATATCGACAGGGACACCTACGCCTGGGCGAGAGCTCAGGAAGTGAACATGAGTTCCCTGGCAGTCACGAATTCGAAGATGCTGGAAACGATCATGGCGATCGAAAAGTTCGGCAAGGCCAAGGTTGGCATCACGAACGAAAAAATCTGGACCGCGATCTTCGAGCAGTGGGAAGGCACGATCGGGCTCAAGCCTGAACCCGCCCTGTGGGGAGGCACAACCGGTCTCTCTTTTTACGGCGGCAAGGCGGGCAAACTCCCGATCATTTATGACTTCGACTGCCCGGACAATACCATAATGTTCCTGGATGACGACTATCTCCAGGTCTACTCCCCCTACGAAAAGAGTGGAATGACCTGGCTCCCCGGCGACAACGGTATTCTTACCCGCGTAGCCGGAAAGGATGAATGGGTCGCGTCCCTGGTCCATTATTACAACTTCGGGTCGAACAAGCCCCAGGCTCTCGGCAAGCTCTACGGCGTTAAGCACGCCGCTGCGTAAGGAGGAAATCATGTTCCAACCAGCAGACTCTATTTTCACGAAAATCAAATGCGATCGGGTCAAGGTCGCAAAACACCTTGAACTCGACTCCGAGATCGTCTCGGCTTCCGGGGCCATCAGCGTTGTCAAGCCGGTGAGTTATATTCTCGCCGCTGCGACAGCCTGCACCTTGGCGAACGGGACGTATCCGGGCCAGATCAAGATCATCATCTGCAAGACCTACAGTTCCACGATCACTGTTACTCCGGCGAACCACATCAACACATCCGTCGCTTTCGGCGCAGCCGGGCAGAGCTGGATCGGAATCTGGCACGACGGCAACTGGTACAACATCGCTATCAACGCCGCGACCATCAGCTAGGGCGGCAAGTAGAAAAGGACAGGAAAATACTTTGAAGCCTAAGGGGTCGGAATGTGATCGCCATACGTCTGCCGGCCCCTTTTTTAAAAAGGAGAAAAAATGGCCACATTTAGAGGCCGGCTAACAGCCGGAAGATTAGAGGTCGACCACGGCCTCGATTTGACAAGGGCGGAATCCCTCACCGGGTTGACGAGCCAGAACGCCATCAAGTTCGCAAGTGGTTGCTACATCGGGTCGAACTACACGACCGGGGAGTGGACAAAGGGCATCAAGATCAAGGACACCCTGACCGAGGGAACCTACACCACGGAATACAAGGGCAAGTACGCCAGTGTCGTCACCATTGAGGCCAATACGACTTCAACAAGAGACGGACACACGAACGGCGCGGCCCTTCGGGTCGACTTCGCCAGAGAAGCAGGATACAACCACACCGGGGGTTCTGAGGACATCGCGGCCAGGATTAACGCCACAAACTACTGCACACTGACATCGGGCGGAATCCGGGCCTTAGGCGTCACGGCCACAAACCGAACAGGTACTGTCGCCAAGGTTCAGGGAGTTCTTATCACGGCCCACCAGAGGGACTCCGGAGGGTTCACGACAGGCCTTTACGGAGCGCGGATCGTCTCAAAGAACCAGTCCCCGAGCGTCGCCACGGGCTATCAGCACGCCTTGGAGGTAGCCGACGAGTCCGACGGAGTTCAACCGGCACTGAACTCGATCGTGTGGATCGAGAAGCAATCGAATTCTTACACAGCCGCGACAAGGGCCGGGATCGAGATCGTCAACAACTGCAACACGACCTATGCCCAGGTCATCACGAACGGTATCTACTTCAAGAGCGGGGCGTCGGGTTCCAACATCACGAACGCATTCGGATTCGACAGCGATGACGGGACGGATGGGGCCACGCTGGGAGATGGAAGCTGGACGATGGGCGGCGCTGAAGCGATCATTACAATCGCCGTCGCGGGAACAACCTATTACATCAAGGCAAGCGCAACAGCGGTGTAGGGTTGAAAATGGCCTCACAGCAAGCATGGGACGATTTTGAATCCGTCAAAAGGATCATCGCCGTTCTGAACTCTCAAATCGCCGGGTCCTTCAAAGGATATTTGGATGAACTGAATTCCCTATTCACAGCTATCTCCGCAGATCCAGCGAGAAGCGCGGAAGTGATTGCCTTGGCCGACAGTCATCCTGTTCTGAATAGCGCGTATCTGAGCGAAGGGGCCGGAAAGTTCTTGGCGTTGAGGGCATGGCTTATTGCCAACGGCTACATTTTGGAATGATGAAGGGGGCCGGGGTAACTCGGCCCTTCTCTTCATAAAGAGGAGATGAAGATGAAGCAAAGGAAAAACGTCTACATGGCCTACATCCCGCCACAGGCGACCGCTGCGAACAAGTATCTTCTGGCACTTCTCAATACAGAAGCTGGCCAGAGACTCAGGATCTTTGATCTCAGGATCATAAACGGCAAACTTACCGCCGTCTCGGGAGTGGGGGTTGAGCTGGACATCATCAAGATCACGGCGATCGTCGGAGGGACTGACGTGACCCCAACTCCATGTGACGGGAAAGACCCGGCACTGGCTGGAGTGACCTCTGTTTATGCGGCCACATCAGTCACGGCGGGGGCTACGATGTTTTCGGTCTTCGAGAACAACGATGAGATCGCCCTGACAAACCCCAGGCCGGAACATCCACAAAACATCCTGCCGCACCCGATCGTCTGCTATGACGACCAAGGTATTGCCGTAAAGCAGATCACGGATTCGACAGTGGGATCATTCGGGATTCTCTGTCTCTTCGAAAGAGAACTGATTTAAAACCAATAAAAGGAGACAAAATGAGCAAAAAGCTGTCTGTGCCGCCTACTCCGGCGGACCCCGGAGCAACGTTGGAGTTCTCCGTCCGCGACCGGCTGAAGTTCGGTAGCGTTTTTCCGGAGCAAGGAAATCTTCTGGAGATGAAGCTTGTGAAGTCGATCGAACGGAAGATCGAGCTAACCGCGGAGGAACTCGCCAAGATCGGCTATCAGGACATCATCGACCCACAAGGAAGGCCGACCGGGAGGGTGAAGTGGGAGGCTAAGAAAGAGAAGCCCCTTGTGGTTTCTCTCTCTGGAATCGAGATCGATTTTCTGAAAAAGGTCATCAACCGGTTGAGTGGGGAAAACAAGATCGGCCAGGATTTCGCCGACCTTGCCATTAAAATCGACGAGGTGAAAAAAGGCGCATGATCCCTCCCAAGTGGTTTCTCAGAGACTTGGAGATTATCGACAAGTCCTATTTCCCGGCCTGGAATGAAAAGGCGGGATACTGGGAAATCAAAAAGAAGATGCACGAATACTATATGGGTAGGAGCCGGGGCAGGAGTTTTGTTGCAGAGGTCTTAGACCCGACCATCGGAGTGTTCAAGGAACTCAATAACAATGTCCTTGATAACATCCGCCAGCGCAAAAAACTCAGCATCCAATATCCTGGGGCATCCTATCTCAAATGGATCATGGATCAGGCGAAAGAATCAAAGGCGAAGAAAAACGCCCTTGCGGTTGAAATGGCGACCGAAGGATTTATGAGGATTTTTAACCAAGGAAAATCGAAGCAGTTCGATATGGCAGTTCCAGAGAAAAACTAAAACAGACGGCGGGCTCATAGCAGGAGGACTCGCATGACGCTCGCAGAACTTAGGTCGGCGGTTCGATATCTCTCGAAAGAGTGGGAGACCGATTCCGGTACGCTTTTCCCGTCGGACAATACGCTTCTCGATCTCTACCTGAACTGGGCCTGTGAGCAGGTTGTCCTGGATCTCGTGGAGTTCCTGCCGGAGACCTTTCTGACTTATGAGGATATAACCCTGGTCGCAAGCCAGGCCCCCTATACCCTCACAGCCGAATGGCTTCAGATTTGGGCGATACAGAAAAACGTCACGAGCGAAGCGCCGAAACTCATTCCTTACAGGGATGTAAAACAACTTCCTTTCAAGGGGTATACTGGGGAGACTGCGGAATTTCCAAAGTGCTGGTATCTCAAAGGAAAATCGATCTGCTTCTGGCCGACGCCGAGCGTGGCTAAGACAACCTATGCCCGTGCCTGGATCATCCAGCCGGAGGTGGCTACGATAGTTGCGGCCGGACCTTCGATTATCCCGCGGGTCGCCCATAAACTCATTTCGATCCAGGCTTGCATCCTGGCGGCGATTATGAATGAGACCTCGATAACTTCCCTTGAAACCCTTTATGCCCGGCTCCTGGGCCAGGTCAGGGGCGTCATCGGAGTTCAAGTTCAGCAGCAACCAAGGTTCCTGGGCGAGAGCGTTCTGGATCTTGAAAACGTGGAGGCGCGTGACAAAGCCTTCTATGACGGTCACTGGGATTAAAACATGGCATTTGAAACTGGAAAGGGATTAAAGTCCTTAGAGATAACGCCATCGGGTGGGATGAACGAGATCTCTGCCGTAACCGCAATACCTTCAAATCAGGCCCTTCTCATGGAGAACTGGCGAATAAGCACCGACGGCGCGAGAATCGAGAAACGAGACGGCCTTACCCTTGTCCATGACGGCTTCACGACCGACGTTTACGGCTTTACGACCTACTATGATGCTACGCCGGCCTTCTGCCAACTTGCAATCTGCGAAGATAAAATCTGGAGAAAGACAGGATCCGGAAGCTGGGCTACAATTCATACCTGGTCTTCTTCTCTGGCCCATCCCCTGCGTCCGATTGAGATTCAGGGGAAGCAATTCATCATAAGCGAAATCCAAAACAAGATGATCCTTGGCGCCGGAACCGTCGTTCAGGCGGGGATAACCGCCCCTACGACAATCCCGACCCTCACGGCCTCTTTTGAGGAAACATTACTCGCTGAGGACTGCGCGGTGATAACCGATTGGACGGACGCCGACGCCGGCTCCGGCGCCACATCTCAGGCAACTTACGACAGCAAGAGCACGATGAAGTTCCTGAATACAGGGGCTTCGGGAGACATCTCCTCAAGATACAGGACGGTCACTGGGCTCGGCCCGGAATACGGAGTCGAACTTTCCGTCTATTTCGATACGCTTGGAGCCAAGGCCGCCAATGATTATTTCATTCTTTCCATCAGAAACGGCAGGGTCCACTTCCAGCTCATTGTCGATTCAAACGACGTTTATGTCAAAAACGGGACCGACTGGGTCTCTGCGGGAGTGAAAGTTTATCAGGATAAGTGGGTAACTCTTAAGTTCTATGTCAACTCGGTAGAACCCGGAGAGGAATACTGCGAAGTTTTCATGGACGGGGTCTCCGTAGGCGAGTATTACGTCATCTGCCCGGATACAACGAGTTCCGGCAAGGTTCAGGTCAGTCTTTACGGGTCTTCCGCGGCGACAACCGCCTACCTGGATTATATCAACATCGGATCGACCGCCGGCGGGAAGATCACGGGGATGAGGCGCTATGCCGTCGCCTTCGCCAGATCCGGGAACTATGGAAACCTGAGCAATCCCATAAAATCTCTTGTCGGGAGCAAGACGTTTGTGGGATCCGGCCTCAACGACATGACGCCGGGCGGGGTCTATACTGCCGATGTCAATAAAAACATCCGGGTTCAGATCGACGCCGTCGGCGCGACGGACACAATGAAGTGGTCGGAAGATAACGGCGTCACCTGGGTTTCTACGGGGATCCCCCTGACCACGACGGTTTACCTTTCCTATGGGATAGAACTGGTCTTCGTAGCGACGACGGGGCATACGATTAACGAGTATTGGAATTTCACCTGTTCGGCCCTAGCTGTCGACTGCGTTCATCAGAAAGTCAGCTTCGCCTCAATCCCGGTTTCGACGGACGCACAGGTCAATCAACGGCATATCTTTAGGACCCTGGCCGGCGGAGAGGATTATTTCCTTGTCGCAATCATAAACGATAATACCACTACAACTTTTGTCGACAACCTTCATGATACAGCCCTGGGTGTGGACATGGAAGAGGACCATGACATCGTTCCCTTGGGGAAATATTTTACCTGGTGGGATGACAGGCTCTGGGTCGCGGACGAAGATGACAACCTCGTCTATTATTCAAAGACAAGTGTTCCCGATGCTTTCTATATTGCAGTCAACTGGGTCTCCGCAAAATCCGGAGAAACCCAAGATGTCATCACGGGCATCCACCCCTATAAATCCTATCTCTATGTTTTCAAGAGAAACAGTATAAAATACATTGTCAAAAAGGATGACGGAAGCTATGGGATCTACGACTGCGAATCGGATCACGGATGCCGGGCTCCATGGTCCATTGTCGGAGCCAACGACCTTCTGACCTTTCTCAGCGAACGTGGCTGGGAATCCTTCAACGGATGCAGCCCCTACCCGATCCCGATTTCCAAACCCATTGAAAGAACTTTTAAAACGATAGACGATACGAAGCTCGACTTTATCTGCGCCGCCCATCACAGAAAATATAATGAGATCCTGCTTACGATCTCAGACCGCACAAGCGGGTCCGCGAGAACCGCAGTTTGCAATTACATGAATACCGGCGATTATCTTTTCTACTGGCATAAGACGCCGAGCTTCCTGGGGGAGGCAAGAGATTCGTCTAAAAGACGCCAACTTTACATGGGGACGCGGGATGGGTATGTCTATAAAGTTGACAGCGGAACACAGGATGATGCAACGAACATAACGGCAAAAATAAGGCTCCCCTGGATAAAGGGGCCTACGTACCAATACTGGAGGCATCTCGAAATCGAGCATGAATGCCCCACGGGAAACACCCTGACGCTCAATATGTATATCAACATGGATAAGGATGTCTTTAGGACAAAATCTTTCACGGGCGCGACGCCGTCTGCTACCGACCAGGACTACCGCTGGCCAATAAAGGACAAGATGGAAATGGCACTCCGGGGAAAGTACGCGGCCATAGAACTGACGAATGCCGAGAATCTTGGGAGTTCTCTCAAGATTAATTTATTGAAGATCTTCTATCAGGATATGAGGAGAGAGGGGAAGGTCACTCCTGATTAAGTGAATGAAATGCCGGAACTAGAGCTGACCGTTAAGAATCCTTGGATGGACAAGGATTTTAATGTCTGTGCCCTTAAATCTAAAACGGGTACGGTTCCGGTTGGCCTTACCTTAGATGGCGTTGCCGGGGCTAATGGACCCAGTGGGATTGCTGGGGCGGCTGGAGTTATAGGCGGC